GTAAGTCGGTTTGTTCTGTACTCTGTGTCTGCTTGTTCTCTTAGCTTATGCCTACGCACTAACTCTGACGCTGACTTATCTACTTCGTCTCTCTTGTTCATAGCTCGTACTAACTTACTACTCCACCTTTGTCCTGCGTTGCCACCCCATAGCTTCCAAGCAATAACACCATTGGTAGCTCTGTCTGTTCTTCCTGCGAGGAAGTCTCTTGAGTCTTGTGTCTGTAAATCTACTTCGTGTCTAGGGAAGTACTTAGCTATATGTCTTACCTTCTCAGGACTAGCCTTTGTATTGGAGACGAGATACCTAGCAGTACCGATACCAACAGATGTACCACCTCTGCCAAACTCAGTACGAAGTCGTAGTCCTTGTTCGGCTTGTGCCTTAACTCCTTTAGGTATCGAGAAATCCAAGTCATCGTACTTTCCTTTTTTATCGTTTCCACTTATGCCTGTGTCCCCATTCCGACCAACTCCAAGAGTATCTAAATCTATCTCCGAATTAAAGACAAACTGTCTTATATCCGATACATCAGACTCAAAGATATAACTATCTATCTGTTCCTCTGTATGTTCTTCTCCGTATATATCAGTAAGTGAATCATTTGTATTTATTGCGAGGTTTTTCTTAGAGCTAAGTGGGTGGTTACTTGGCAACAAATCTGTATCGTAAGGCTTACGCTTGAACTTACCATTCCTTAAAGCGTAGAGTAACCCATTGACTCGGGCTAAAGCCCATTGGTCTGAAGATGTAACTGTAGGTCTAACTGAACTAGGATTGGTATTGTATGCACCTACTCCCCTATTAAAACAAGCTATTAACATTCTTAGCGTTGCCCTGTATCTAGGGTCTGACTCGTTATGGTCTTTGACCTTCTTTTCAAGTATCTTGCGTATTCGAGCAGATACCTTTAATTCAATCTGCGTCATAATCTTCTATGCGTTGTTCATACTCTAGGTGGGTAGAACACGGCATATAGATTAAATTACCGTCCTTGTCGTGTGTATGAGTACCACTACAACCTATTTCTTCAGCTCTTGCTTCAGCTTCTTCTAAAGTTGTAAACTCGTCCTTACCTACCATAGCTTTAGGATTATCACTATATCTCTCTATTTGTCTAAGTCTTATCTCTGCGAGTTCTTTAGTTGGATAGCAACCCATATTCCTGCCTGTCTCTGTTATTACGCAGTACTCTCCGTCTATCTCTTTAACTACTTTAAACTCTGCTTTATCAAACCCTGCTTCTGATATTGCTTCAGGTACTTCATCTGTTTGTTCTTCTTGTTGTATTGTTGCAGGTTGATAATCTCTTAACATATTGGCAGGTACAGATACCTTCTCAGCAGGAAGTAAATACACATCTTGTTCTGTTGTAGTAGGTAATCCAACGCTCTGTCTTGCTTCTGCTACTGTTACCCAACCACCTTGTACTGCTAAGTTCATTCTCTCGTAAATCTCATTAGTATCTGTTTGCAAAGCTCTTACATCTGTAAAGTCATATCTTGCTTCTAAGTTATTTGAGTCAGGGTAATCTATTTTAAGTATTTGATGTGTTATCTCTTGAGCGACCATATCCCATAAAGGAATAAGTTTTTGTTCTGTAAAGAACTCTCGCAAGGTTTTAGCATTGGAGTAAGTAGCGTATTTAAGTCCAACTTCTAAACCTGCAAGGATAGAAGGCACACCAATTACGGCAGATACTCTAGCTTCAAAGGATTCTCTTAAGTCTCCTATCTCTAAGTCTTTAGGACTAAAGGCAAGTCTCTCAACATTTACGCCACCTGATAGTACTAAAGGCTTACCACGATTCTCTCCACCTGTTCTTCTTTGGAATGCTTTAGAGATTGATTCTCCTTCTTCTTCTGTTAAACCATATTCATCTTTAGGTGTAATCATAAAGCTAGGCACACCCATATTGGCTAAGATTGAAGTTGCCATTTGTCCTGCACTCTCATCTCCATAAATCTCTCTAAGTAATGTTTTGACAGGCGATAACCCTTTCCTATGGTTTTCAGGGTCAAGACCAAGTCTAAAGTGAGCGACCATATCTCTATCTAATAAAATCTTTTGATTTCTGACTTGGTACTCGTAGTATTCAATTAAAGTTTCATCACTACCTTTTGGA